CTAATGCGTCACCATCGTTATCAGTAGATGGAGCAGATGACTTAGCACCTAAGTACCTGTCATCAAAAGAATCTAAAGAAGCTGCAGCAGCAGTAGCTGAACTAGCAGCAGCCGTTGCAGAAGATGCAGACGCTGTAGCAGAACTTGCAGATGCTGTAGCAGATGTTGCAGAATTAGTTGCTGACGTAGAAGCGTTAGATGCTTCAGTAGCAGCAGTAGTGGCAGAAGAGGACGCAGCAGAAGCAGATGCAGCAGCCTCAGCAGCTTTAGTTGTGGCTACGGTAGCCTGACTAGCAGCGTCTGTTGTAGCGTCTCCTGATCCACCTGGTCCTCTATATATAGCCATTATACGTCCTTACTTAGTTGCAATATACATTGTGACTTCAAAACCAAATCTCATTTCAGTGTAGTTAGGTTTAGTCCACATAATGTTTCCTTTGTCGTAGTTTAAGTAGTTGTTGTTTCTTGTAGTTATCTAAATCACGATTACGGCAGAAGTCTTGCCAAGTCATAACACCCTCCTATTAAGAAAGATGCGTTCCTTCGGTTTCCCTACTTCCGTCCTAATGGATGAACGACAATAATAAAACTCCCCAAGCCTTGTGAGCCTGGGGAGATACCTACTTAATTAAGCAGGAACAGCTAGAGCAACAGCAGAGCTATCACGCAACTCAGCTACACCGTAAAGCATATCTGATGTGAATAGCGTACCGAGGTACTCTTGCTTGTACTGGGTCTGAGAACGTACACCCATCTGCTCAGCAAGAACAAAAGCGTCCTTGTGTGCAAGTAGGCAGATACGGTCAGCACCAGAGCTTCCAGCACCGCTATCAGCATTGGTTGATACATAAGACATTACACCATATATATCACCAATCAAACCATTACGGATTGTGTTAGCTGAACCTTGCTCACCAACAAATGCTTGCTCAGTAAATCGAGCAATACCCATAAGAGTATTTCTTGTTGATGGTGGAACAATCATACAACGATCTGTCATTGGTACGTCAGCATCATCGAGTCGCTGGATAGAACGTCTGATACCTGCATCAGTCAACGCAGCAGCGTTAGATGATGAACTGTTATAGACTGTTGTACCGTTAGAACCGATGAAAGCATTAGTAGTTGAAGCTGCTGTAGAGTAAGCAGTACCTGAACCAACTGCTCGACCAAGCTGAATCAAGTCAGTATCAACTTGTTTAGCTAGAGCGTAACCAGCGTCATCAGTGTAGAACTTACGCAAAGAAGCAAGTGCCTGTGTCTCCACGATGTCCTCAATCAAACGTGAGTACTCGTAGTGCTTGTTGATAAGAACTTGCTGTTCTGTCTCAGTTGCTGCAATCAGTGTAACCTGAGTTGAAGCTGCTTTAACAGAAGCAGAACCACGAGTAGGCTTCGGAATGTGAAGCGTATCGCCCTTCTTACCTTTAAAAGACATCTTGCTGAACATGTTTGCAGCAACAAGATTAGCCTTGTATGCTGCGATAATTTCGTCACTCCAAATCTCTGGGATAAACTTATCCGCAGTGGTCTTGGTGACATGATTAGAACCTAGTGCCATTTTTTATTTCCTTTTAATTATTTGACACGTCCCTCCGCGTATGCAGCCATAATTTCATCTGACATAGCTTCGTAACGTGCGGGATCACGTAAACGTAAGTTAATTAGATCAGCCCTTCGATAAGTTTTTCGTGAAGACGGTGCAGGTGAACCAGTATCTACTGCAGCAGCTTTTAAATTATTAGTTGTTTCTTTTTTTGATTCAGCAACTAATTGAGGATCAGAAGGTTGTTGAGTTTTACTTGTATTCATCATGTTCCAAGTTGATAAAAGTTCTACAGCAGAGTCGTAATCATAATTACCATCTGCTTCGGCATAAAGTTTAGTTCGTACCGGAGATGCTTTTATCCATTCAAAAAACTTAGGATCTTGTATTACTTGTTCAAAATTAGAAAAATCAACTTTTAATTTTTGAAGTACCTGTTGTTGCTTATAAGACGCAGCTTGTTGCTGTGCCTGAGTAACAGCAGGATGTTTGCTAACAGCTTCATTGATTGCAGCTTCAGGGTCTTCATATAATCGTTGAGAAAAATCTACTTCTTCTTTTGGGGTTTCAACGGCTTTCTTTTCTTCGAGTTGTCGTTTCAAAAGTTCGTCAGCTAGTTTTCTAACTTCACCAACTTCTTGAGCTTGTTTGCCAATTAGCTTTTCAGCTTCTTGGTGCATCTTAACAATGTCTTCAACAGACTTGCCTTGATACTTGTTAGGTATAGCGACTTCAGGTTTTTCCTCTATAGCAGGTTCTGCTTCTTGTGGTTCCTGTTGTTCTTCTTGACCTAACTCTTCAACATTATTAAACTCAACTTCTTCCTCTTGAACCGGTTCTTCAAAATTAGCCATATAGTCTCCTGTCACGTTTGTGATTTTAGGAATTAAAAAATATCACCAGACGCTAACCCTCTCTGCGCTTGTTGGCGATTCTTGTTGCTTCTTCGTGCTTCCTAGCCCAAGCATCTGCAGCAGTAGGAAAATCACCAGTGATTCCCTCTAGTGCAATACGTGGTGCTGAAATAACACGAAGTGACATACACTGACAAACAGGACACTCAACAGCGTTTACCTCTTCATCAATATATTCTTCTGTGATGTGACCTTCGCCACACCTAAATTCAAACATTCTTTTACTCATTGTTAAGTTGCTCCCAGGCTTCTTCAGAAAGTTTCTTGAGAGTTCTAATCCAATGTAGAACGTCTAGCTGTCCTTTACGAAAGTTTAAATCTTCAAGGCTTTGAGTAGCCATCAGATTATTTCTTTCTTCAATCATTACTTCAACATCTGTCAACAAGTCCTTGTAACCTTTTGTTGACATCATGTCAAACCTTGCTTCATAATACTCTTGGAGTTCTTTATCCAAAGTGGAGTTCTCCTAAATGGTTTTAATAGTGGCTCGACTATATCACACTTTTAACCGTTTGTCAAGCGTTATTTTGTTGCATTGTTACTATTTTCTCATTAGAGTCAATATCTTTTTCTTTTAACAGTAAATCAGCTACTTTAGCTCGTTTTTCAAACTCATTTTTATCTTTAGCGTTAATGTTAGCTGATAAATTTCTAATAATATCTGATTTAACTTTGTCATCTAACAGTGACGCTTCTACAATAAGTTTCTGCGCCCTAGCTTGTGCCTCTTGTGCATCAGCAGCAGACTCTTCTGCCCTAGCATTTAACTCATTAGCCTGAGCCTGTATTAGACCCATCTGTAATTGCTGTGCTTGTTGTTGCATCTCTTGAGCCTGTGGATCAGGTTGTGACATCTGATCTAACTGAGCCATTAACTGTTCTTTGTTTACTAAACTAGAAGTGGCAATAATACTTCTTAGGATAATAGGTACAATAGGCGATTCTGGACCAAGTGTCTGCATTAAACCGATAAGCTGTTGCTGTTCGTGTTCTTTAGCAATAGCACCAATAGAAGACAACGTAGTAAACTTAAAGTCTTGCATTGGGTAACGATTAGGATCAAACTGCATATAACGATATGCAACTTTCTTAACCATCGGTATGATGAAGTCATCCTGAAACGATGCCATTGCCACACGATTCTTCTTGACAATAGCAGACATAGCTAACGACATACCCATACCGTTGTTTTGTCCCCCTCCTCCTGCTGCACTCTTGACCAACTCTGCCGAGTCTAGTGTGCCTGTTGCTTGCAGCAGCATTGCTTCAAAACCTTTTGCTGTTTCATAGTTAGAAGCATCCGTACTCCCGAACTTAAACGGTTGTAAGATTTCTGCAGGGTTTCCATTAGTTAGGATGTTTTTACCAGGTCTAACTTCGAACTTCATACCTCTCGGTAATCTTGTCGCATCGATACCCATCATAGGCGCAGTAGTTAACGCCAGAGAGTCCATATGAGAGCGTAGCTGGGCATCAATAGCTTTTTGCATGTTGTACCCCTTCTCGACTGTTCCAACGCCATAGAAGAGTCCTGGACGAACCTCAGGTCTATATGCAATAATCGGTCTGTCTTCCATCATATACGGAGAAGCCTCTGCTTTTAATAACTGACCGTCATTAGCAATAACAACAATAGCTTCTACCAGATCAGAAACAGTATCAGCAGCAGAGTTTTCAGGGAACAACTCAACAACTTCATCGTCTCCGTTCTCTAAGTCTTCTAAGTATTCTCTTGGTATAAGACCGTAGTAACGAATAATCTTAACCTTATCGTCTTGATAAGTAGTATCTTCCAAGTGACTAGGATCTAAATCGTCACCTTCGTAGTGTGGCTGTATAGCTACCTTACGATAAACACCAGACTCAATACCTTTAACAATCTGATACAAACTAACATACTCTTCTACTGCAACACCCATTGAGTCATCAATAGCGTCAGCGTTAGGATCAATCAGTAAGTTTCTTGGGTTAACAGGCTTGACTTTTACTACAACTTTTTCTTGCTCGGTAACACCTACAGCAGCCATACCCTGTTCTCCAGGCATTTGTTGTGTGGTAGGTACTCGTTCCATTTCAGTCTTAACTAAAACTTCACCAATACCTGTGCCGTAGATTTCTGCTAGTTTAACAATAGAACTGACGTTGTTTATATATGCGTTGTTGTGTGTGTCTTCTAACAGAAGAGCTTGCATTATTTCAACATCAGTTCTCTCTTGATCTAAACCGTCATCTTCTACTTCAAACAGTTTTCCGGATCCAGCAAAGCCTTCCATAGTTTCCGCAACCCGGTTATCAACAGCTTGACGGGTAGCAGGACTAATGATTTTACTACGCTCACTGTCCCTTGTACGATCTTCCGCGCTCCAAACTCCATAGTATATCCTTTCATATTCATCCCACTTGGTTTCATAATTAGTATCCCTCCAGTCTCTCCACCTGTCACAGTGTTCAACTACAAACGATACTATCTCTTTATCACTCTGAGTTACTTCTTCTTCCTCTGATGTGAATTCTGTTTCTGCGTATTGTTCAGCCATATTATATCCTATTCAATTA